GCGGTATGCACTACGACTTGCGCGTGATACTCTTTGACTCTCCATTCCTCAACTTGATAACTAACTTTGTAGATTTAGCAGGTTGATCCTGTGGTTTAGAGTGTTTAGACTGAGCGTGGGAGCTGGCTCGTCTAGAGGCTGTTTTGTGACTGGGGGTCTTGTTCGGTTCGGACTTGGCTGGTTTCTTTTCCTCCATAGGGGGCAGCAAAAGATCTCCATCAACGATGACTGGGACCTTTGTGGTTGGAGGTTCAACTTCTTGGCATAACGGGGCTGAAAGCAGTTCCTGCGCTGATCCGGTGTGTGCCAACCAATTGTGGAAGGTAGACACGTCGAATTTAGGTAGCGAGAGGTTAAGCTCAGCATCCATCCAGCTTCCAACATTTTCATTGGGGTACTGGGAGGATTCGTCAAACTTCGACCACCATGATCCAATGCCGAGAAGAGTCTTAGGTCTATATTCAGACAGTTCAAGAACTCTTCGGCAGAATGGCCCAATGATGGGTGTGTTTCTGTCGGTGGAAACGTAAGCCATAGCTTTCTCGACGAGCTTGTGCTCAGGCGAGACGTTAGCAGGCAGGCGGACCGTAGTGTGAAACTTAGAGATTTGTCTCTTGAGGTCACACATACTGTCAAGACATCCTTTCCAGACCTCTGGCGAATAATAGCGTGCCAAGAAATTGATTCCTCTGTCGCCTTTCTGTATACAGGCTGCTTCGAGGACCAGGCCGACAGATTTGGCGGCCCATTCGTGGCATTCAATTCGGAGGTCAGAATCTGCACCGTCGTCACCGAGATGTATTCCGAGGGCATCGAACGCTGCCTGCGGGCATGGCTCCACTCCATCAACATATTGCTGTCGTCTAAACCCAAGATAGGAGGTAAACGTCGAGCGCAGTGTCTGGTACGTGGAGGTGCCAGGGCAGCCTGAGCCGTGAGATGTTCTTTGTTCAAAAGTTGTACCAAAGGGTAGGAAACCTCTGTTTCCATAAGACCGTTTGAGTAATTCATTCAACTTTCCGCAGTGGTGACGAAAGGCCTTCATCATCACCACCCGATCCACTGAGCGTAACTTCTCTGTAATCGTTCCATCCATGCGTTTATAGTCTGAAAGATTTACCATTGAAATGGCATTCATGCAGATTTCTGCAATACGCGCAGAGATTTCCAGAGGAGTCATACCCGGACCGTACCATGAAAATTGTTTCAAATGTTCACTAATGGCAAGTGTAAACATTCCCATATCAAGCTTCTGAGAGTCATTGAAAGTGGTGATATTTCGGGGGTCTTTAATATCTTGGTAAGCTTCAGCTTTAATGAAGCATTTTACCACACTTTTCAAATAACCACCAGATACGGCAGCTTTCGATATGGACAACTTTTGGGCAGCGGTTGTCTGTTTGTCAATTATTACATCGACTGAGACAGGTTCAAGAACAGTCCCGTTAACGACAAGTTCAGCAAACTCATCGATACACCGGTCGCGGAAGCGATTGGGAGAGGGCTCGGGTTTTGCTAGATCAGAAATACGTCCTTTAACGCATCTTTCTTCACTGGCCTTCTCCGTGACTGGGCAGAAGGCACCGTGTACCAGGGGGCTCATAAAAGCGTCCAGCTTAATTTTAGATTCAATATCATACTCGGTTACATTGTATGAATATCCTCTAACTCCTAACTCTACGGGGTAGACGTAAGGATGCTTAACTGGAGTCGCTATACGGTGGTACTCGGTCAAAACCGCTGCGCCGGACCTATCGTCCTTTATCCATGTTGCTGTGGTGGGAAGCATTAACGCCGTCTTACCAAGGCGGTTAACACAAGCAATATTATCATCAATGACAACGCTAACAGTAGCGCATGCGTAGCTATTGACACGCGCGGTTGTGATGCACATGCCAGTTCGCCGATGCACGTTGAACCTAGCGTAACTAGATCCATCAGCCATCTTTGAGACAGGATTAAAGACTCGTAATTCTGGGGTCTGCAACATCCACTTAGCAAGAAGGGCGCTAAGGGTACCAGGAAAACGAATAATAGGAGCGAGCAAGATAAGCTGCCGATTTCGTGTTACCTGTTTTCGCTCCACGGCGTAAACAGTAGCACTAATCGGAATGCCAAAGAATCGGTTCGTAACCATTACTGAATCAACTCCATAATCCCAAAGATTATGTTCGTAATGTCCGGAACCAGCAACGTGACTGTGTAGTACACCATTTTCATCAAAATGAAAAGAGGTGTCATCTACTCCGTCTGTTGCTGCATGTTCAGGGACTACAGTATAGATTAACGTGGGGTGACAATTCTTAGCCAGCAAATCAGGCATGTCGATATAATAATCAACATCGCAGATATAAAGAAAATCATCACTTGAAGGGTTGTCAGACTGGTTTCTAGTGTGAGTATCTTTAGCCCAATACCATGCCCTTGTACCTCTTAAAGCACGTCTTTGATCAGTGCGAGATAAGCCAATAACAAAAATCGAGGACCCTGCGTATGAACTTACGTTCAGGGCGGTTTCTGTTGCGGCGGTACGGAAGGCTGCGGCGTCGGGATGTGTATGGCCAGGCGTAGGACGTGCCTTAGCGATACATGTGGCGGTAAAAGCATCACGAGTGACATCTGGCCCATTGACCGGACGAACACCCATGCTTTCACAAACGTGA